GTGAATTTTTACAAATAACATATAAATCTTTTATTCCATTTATGTGTTGATTATCTAATGCTACTCCTTTATGAATTCTACCAAAATCAGAAGGCATACTCATTAATCTTGCAATTAAATCTTCATATGTTAATATTCTTTGTTGTGATTTCATTGCAATAGGAATTAATTCTTTAAGTTCATTTAAAGACAATGCATCAGTTCCACCTTTTGCTTTTGTTTCATTTGTTACACTCAAAGAATTAATTATATTTTGTTTTATTGTTGAATCAATATCATATTCTTCTGAATATGGAAATATTATTTTTAATGATTCAATATTTGTAATAGATTTTTCTGAAATATTATGTGATATTCCGCCACCATATCTATAATTTACAGTAACAGTTTTATTTCTTGGTGATACTCCTAATGTATTTGATTCAAATAATAAATTAGGATCTAAATCAAGACGTGAAAAATAATCATTATTTTTTAATGGCAATATTAAATCATCAGGATTAACTAAAACATTATCTTTTAAAGTTTTACCTTCACCATTACCAAATCTTATTAATGTTTTACCTGTTGCATAGTTTTCTTCTATAATATACTTATAAATTGCAGGAATTGTTGAAATATAAACATCATTATTTATTTTGTTTTTCTTAAAAACAGTTGATTGTGATAAATATTCTACATTCAGATATTCATTATTTTCATTATCAAAAACAGAAATAATATTTGTTACATTACTATTATTTAACTCATAAGATAAAAACATACCTTTTGATGCATTAGTAAAAGAAACACTTTCAGATACATTAAATCCAGATGTACATAAACCTTTTTTTGATATAAACACTGATATTACATTGCCTGAAACATTAATATCGCCTTCTTCAATTTTTATATCTTTACTAAAATCTATATCTTCTGTTAAAGTAAAATTAATACCATTTGAAGAACTTAAAATTGTTCCTCTTTGTATAACAGGTACAAATTGCATGTTTGGTTTTAATTCATTTATTTTTAAATTTTCTGCAACAGGTATTTCTATTAAAAAAGTAACTTCAACAGATGAAGGTGTAGATTGAGATCTCTTTATATTTGCTCTTTTAAGAAACTTTGTTAAATTATCAAAATCTGTTGCAGTTTCATAATCTAATTCTTTAAATTGTTGTTCAGAATAATAAACTAATGAATCACCAACTATAGATGCAAAATCTAAAAATAAACCACCAAGAGAAGATTCTGAAAAATCTATTATTTGTCCTGAATAATATTGATTTGCATAACTTAATAAATCAGCTCTAAAATCATCAAAGCTTTTATTTATAAATTGTTTATTATTTGAATTGTTTAAATATCTCTGTAATTTACTTTCAGACATTGAAAATAATCCTATCTTGATGTTTTAATATATAAAACCAAAGTATTCTTTTTATTTAAAACAGGTATTTGATAATCAATTTTTACCTCATATACCTCTTGAACACTCTTATTGTTTTTATTTAAGTTATTTATATTTATATTTGAAAATTCTACACCATTATTATTAGCATTATAAAAATTTGATGCTGTTAAATTAGGATTATTAAATTTTTCATTTAGTGATAATTTTTCACTATAAAAATTTTCTAATCTTAAAGATGGTAAATATTTCGAAACAGTTGATGAGATTTCAGATACTAAAATATTTGATATATCATCTTCTGATAATAGTGTATTACTGTATATTGTTTGTAAATTTGTACCAAAATCAGGAAATCCTAATCTTTCACCTTTTTGAGTTAAAATTAAATTTTTTAAATTATCATTTAATTGATCAACAATATCATAATGCATTTTAAATAATGTTTCATTATTTGAACTGCCTAATTCTAAAGGTGTTTTTATCCCAATTGGATTTTTTATTTCTTCACTAGATGTGACGATTTCTTGTTTTCTTTCAGCAAATTCTTTTATTTTGCTGATTTTTTTACCAAGTGCGGACATATATAATTCCTCTATTATAATATTAATTATTTGAATTATATATTTTTAAGATGTTTTTGCAAATTTACTTAATATATGTTTTAAATTATTTTTTATTTCATTTAAATTATCATTTAACTGTTGTTGACCAGTTGATGAATATGTTGTATATGGTACAGGATTTTGCACAGGACCTGAAATACCCGAACCAGGTGTAACTCCTAAATGTATATGACTAGTTAAATCATCAGATAGTTTTTTAACTTCATTAATTAATGCTATATTTGTGTCAATTAGATTTTTCAATATTACAACAAGTGAATTACCTAATACAAGAGGTTCAGAATATTTTTGATTATATCCTAAAACAACTCCCATACCATTTCCAATCATTTTATCAGCTTCATCACTTGTTATATCAAAAAAACTGTTTAATTCATTTTTATCTAAAACAATATTACTTTGTATATTAAAATCTGATGTGTCATTTTCATCTTGTTTAAATAAAATATCATCTTCAGATTTTATTTTTTGTCTTAAAATCTCTTTATTAAAATTACCTAAATATAGTATTTGACCATCTATAAAAATATCACCATTTTTTTCTAAACTTATAAATGAATCATCTAAACATTTATTACCTTCTTTTATTAACATTAATGATCCAGAATCTAATTTTAATGGACCATTGATTGTTTCATTTATTTTGTTTTCAAGCTTCATTCTTGAAACAATTCTTATATCATTTGATTTTATTAAAATATTTGGTTTTAAAATATCATCAAAAAATTCTATTCTTTCAAAATAATCATTCAAAAATTCAAAATCATTGTTTAAATTTTTATTATAATCATTTATACTTTTTACATTTACAATATCTAAAATATTTTTTTCTTGTTTTTGAAAATCAAATGTATTTATAATTTTATTTAATGATAAAGAATTTGACCTGAAATATACGTTTGCATCACTTTCTTCATTTATTAATATTCTTGATGCATCATATGTATAATCTACAACAGATTCTAATTCATTGTCATCAATAAAATCTTCTCCTAAGTAATAATCAGGATTTTTAAATAATACTTGATCACCTTGATTATTAAAAAATACATTAAAACCTTTTTGTAAGTCTATTTCAACAGTATTAATAGGAGGTGTTTCAAATTTTGAATTTGAAATCTCAATATTATTTAAAAACAAAAAATCACTATTTAAAACAAAAGGCCTGTAATCTTTACCATAATGTCTACCTACAACAAAATCAATTTGAGACTTATTATTTGTTTCTTCTGTTGTTAAATTAATTAAAGAATTATTTGATCCTTGTAATGTTAATTCATGTGATTTAGGGAAATATCTAGGAACAGCTGCAGGTATAAAATTGATATTTTTATTTTTTTCATAAAGTATATCAGATGATATTAACTGATCTTGTTGTTTTATTTCTGTTAAAAGTTTAGGTATTTTATAATCAGGTAATATAATTTTATTACTAATCTGTTTTGAAAAAACTTTATTTTCTTTTTTATCTAGAACTTTTGTATTTTCAATATCATATAAAGCATTACTTTTTTTATAATTTACTTTTGTTATAAGAAAATCATTTTCTTTTAATGAATAATTTAAATCTTCACTTATTCTAGAACCAATTATTCTTGAAGTCCAATAATATTTTATACCTAATAAAGGATAATTATCCAAAACATTTTTTGGTATTTCATTTATTTCATTATCCTCAAAATACCAAATTAATTCACCTGGTTTAATAGGTAAAGATAAATGCAATGAATTTGCAGGCAAACAAAAAAAACAAAAATCTTCATCAAATTGATAATTTTGTGCAATAATAGTTCCTGGCAATAAAAAATTATTTAAATTTACAAAATTATTATTATCATTTTCATTATATGCTTTTAAATCTGGTATTATAGTTATTTCTTTTTTTACTTTTAATGATTTTATTAAATTATAAATATCATTAATAATACCTTGATCAATTTTTTCAATATAATATAAAACTTTTGCTTTTTTAAACATGATATATTATTTATTTTCCAATCTTGTTAAATATATCATCATCTGATACTTCTTCTAGTTTTTCTTCTTCTCTAGCAATTAATTCTGCTAATTTTAGAATTTGATCATTAGATCTACACATTCTTTCAAGATATTTAGACATTATTGCACCAATATTCATATGTGTATTTGTATCATTATTCATTGACATATATGCACCATTAAATAACATCTTTGCTTTTTCTCTATCATCTAATGCATTTTCATATATTTCTTTCCACAACAATTTCTTTTTATTTTCTAATGAATCTATTGAATCCAAAATATCAGCAAAATTTTTTATGCTTTTTTCTTTTTTATCATTAACATCTAATTTATTTAACATTCCATCAACATCTTGTAGCATTTTATTATCCTAATTAATTCTTTTTGATAAATCAAATGTTTTATCTCTAACTATTTTTTTTCTGTATATTTTTCTAATATTAGATAATGATAATGATAATTCATTACTATTTAAACCAGATATTTCTCTTAGATATACAAAAACAGCTCTTTTATTAAAAAATTCTATACTATCTATATCAGTATATATTTTTCTTATTGCATATGAACATTTTTTATCTTTTTCATCTTTTAAATGAATATCAACATAATTTAAAACTTTTATTAATTTTTCTAAATTAAGCCTATCATCATTTTCTTGTTGATCAAAATCTTTTTCAATAAAATATGTTTTTTCTATAAGATCTAACTTTTCTTCATTAGTTAAACCTTCTTCATCATCTATATAAGCACTTCTTTTTTTATGCTTTAAAAGTTTTCTACTTTGTATTATCAACCAATTTTTTGCTACAACATTAAAATAAGAAAATGCTTTAGTTCCTTTAGATGCATCATATTTATTTAAAGTTTCAAATAAAAATGTTATACAATCATTCTTTAAATGATTTATATCTTCATTTGAAGATTTAAAATTATATACAACTACAAGTGAATCAACTAATTCAACAAAAGCAGGATGAATATATTTTGTATATATTTTATTCTTTTTTTCTCTTTTGCTTTGACTTTGATATGTAATTATCCAATTTTGAACATTTAAATCAAAATATTGCTTTTTTTTAATAATTTCTTCGTTTTGTTCAATTTCTTTTGTTTCATTACTTATATCAAATAATTCAATATTTATTTCTTCTTCATTTTCATCTTTTAAATAACTCTCTTCTTCATCTGTTTCATTATCACAAATTTCATGATCACAAATTTCATTATATTCTATTTTTTTACTCATCTTGTTTTTCAATTTCTTTCTTGTTTAATGAATTTGCTAATCTATTTGCAATATATAAAACTAATACTTTTATATCCTCTAATTCTTTTAAAACTCTTCTTACTTCTTGTGAATCAAAAAAAACAGGTGTTTGTAAAATTTTTGATATAATTTTAAATTTATTATCTAACAATTCAAGTGATTCATTTATAACATCTTGCAATTCTATTAATACTAAAGCAAATTTATATAAATAATAAAGTGATATTATTAATAACACCAATAATAAAATAAAAAAATATATCATGTTTATATGTTTGCCTAATAAATTACTTTTGTTAATCAATCATATAATAATAAAATAAATTTGTTAAATTAATTATTTACAATACATTGTTTCTTTAAACTCACAAAACTTACAAGATTCTCTATTTTTTAAAAATAAATTCTTATTAACTGAATTTATCATATTTTTTACAAGCTTTATACTTTTCTCAATAGTAACTGGACCACTTGAAATTTTTATTAATTGACAAGATTTATTTATTGTCTTAACCTTTTTTAACAATATAAAACCACAATTTACATTTGATAATTTTATATTGTTTTTATTTGCCCAGAAATTTTTATATAAAAACAACTGTGCTTGAGTTAAAAAATCTCTTTGTTTTTCAATAGCCCAACCTCTTGCAGACGCTGTTTTCCAATCCAATATCCAATATTTATAATCATCTTTATAAGGAACTTTTAAAATAAAATCTATATAACCTTTAAATTTAGTAGTTTGTATATTTTCAATGTTTTCATATATTTGTTCCTCAGCAGCAACTAACTCCCAATCTTTAAAATTTTCATCTAAAAAAGAAGGAACTGATAGTAAACTTATTTCAGCAAATAATAACCACTCTTCAAGATTAGAATGTTTATATTCCCAACCTTGTAGTTTTGCTCTATTTGTTTGCAATATAATAAAATCTTCAGAATCAAAACCATAAGTATTCCATGCATCCCTTATACTTTGTTTCATTTCTTCAATTTTAAGTTCTTTTGTTTTTAAAAAATGTTCACAAGCATCATGAACAATCGTACCATAATGTAAATGAGGAGATTCTTCAAATGTTTGTATTTTATCAATATATATTAGCTTATGTCTCCAACCACATTCTCTCCATTGTTTGATTTCAGAATATGATACATGTTCTTTTAAAATGGTCATAAATTTTGACCTCTCTTTCATTTATATTATAATAAAATTGAAGCCAATTTATAATATAAATTAACTATCTTGGTTTAAACACCTCGTTTGTTTGCAATGAATAAACTGATTGTGAAGGACGTTTCCACTTAACTATAAGACCCTCTCCGCCACCATATTCCTGAGATCTTGCAATAACTGTATAACGTTCACCTGCTGTCATAGAATAAATACCAGTATCACTTCCTTGTCCTGTTCCATGTCCTCCATAATATGATGCAACAAGACTACCATTTATTTTTAAATCACTACCATCATCAGAATCAATAAAAAATTCATAATTACCGGTTTCCAAAGGAATTAAAATAAAAGTAACTTCAACAGAAAAATAATTGCCACTATTAGGAACAGTTGCACCTGCACTTGTAAGTGTTGTATATACACTCCAATTAATAGATACACTTGGACTTAAAGTACCAGACCAAGACAAACTTGTATTCGTATAACTTGTATTAAATAATTTATCAAATTCTGAAAGTGTTAATGGGTAATTTGCATATTGAGTTGAACTTCCATTTCCTGCATGAGTACTAAAAATACGAACATTAGTTAAATTATTTATAAATGAAGCTTTAGATAAAACTCCGTGTGTAATTTTAATCATATTATATTATCCGTTGAAGAATTGTAATTTTGAATTATTTGTGATAAACTCAGTTCAATATCATAAATTCTCATAATACCATGGATAGCTTTAATCATTTTTATGCTCCTAAATCACCAAATAAATACCATTCTGTTTCTGCACGTTTAACAAGTGTAGCTGCACCATATTGTGTTGCAATTTTTGTATAAGATGAAGCAGAACGAAGTGTATCAGATGAAATTGCAATTGTTACAGTTCCTGTACCATATCTAGCAATAACAATTTGTGTTCCAATAGGAAATGCAACTGATAGGTTTGAAGGAATTGTCAATGTACGATTTGATGCAGAATTAAAATCAATTAGTTTTCCTGCATCTGTTAGTAAAAGTGTATAATCATTTGTTTTAGTTGAAACACCTAATGCTGATTTTTGAACAAACTCAGTTGTTGCAACAGTAGTAGAATTACTATTTAATGAAGGTGTAGGAGCAACAACTGTTCCAGTAAATGTTGGATTAGCTAATGGAGCTTTTAAATCTATTTGAGTTTGAATTGCTGATGTTACACCATCAACATAATTTAATTCTGTTGTTGAAAGTGTTGCACCATCTAATATATTTAGTTCAGCTGTTGAAAGTGTAGCACCATCAAGAATTTGAATTTCTGTAGCTGTTAATAATGATAAAGCAC